ATTTGCCTGTACTGTAAACTGAAGAACTTTGTCAAAGTTATCTCCATCAATAACAGAAACAGAACTAAACCATGTAGAATCATCTCCAGTTGGAGAGTTTAAGAAGTTTTCGTCCCAATCTCCTAAGGTACCAGATCCACCCGGTACTTTTACCTTGTACTCTGTTGAAGATGGAGTACCACTATTATCTATCAATGGAATTTGGTAGTCTACGTGATCGCCGTTGTCAACCTCAATTTCTAGGTTATTAGAACTATCAGGTTGGAACTCAAAGTAAGGTGCCGATGATTGCTGTATTGGTATTAGTTGATTAGCAATAGCGCCTGGTTGATTATTGTATTGGTGAAAAAAGTTTAAGAATACAGAATTGCCATTAGGGTTAGCGTCGTTAGCCGCTTGAAAAGAGTACGAAACAGTATGTGTATAAGATTCTCCACTAACCTCTTGTACATCTCCTATAGTTATATTTTCTTCACCAGTGATAGACGCTATAGAAACACCTGGTAAATCTCCAGTTGCCAAACTACTAGTTATTTGTATTGTACCTGAAGTAGCAGACGTAGGAACTACAACTGACGTAGGACTCACTGTTAATGTGTCTGTAGCCGGATCGTAGCCATATTGATCTATAAAATTAGTATCTGTTGCCACTGTGTCAGAGTGAGTCATAGTTAGGGTAGCTCTTCTTGGATTATCACCAGACACAGAAAAGTCATTTACGTCTAAAACAACATTTACCGCATATATACTATTTCCATCGTTGTCAGTGTTTGATAGTATTGGTGTACCAACAGTTGCCCAGCCAGATCCATCTGTATACGATATAGCGGCTGTCGGAGCTGTTCCATTAGTAACAACATTGAAAGTTATCTCTTGAGTATTGTTATCCACTGGATCAACTGAGTTTAAAAATACATTTCTAGGATTTGGCATATTTTATTGTTGAATTTCTATGTAGCTTCCAGACTGTTGCACTACTGTTAGTGTTACTGTGTTTTCTCCCGTTTGATTAGCAGGCGTTATTGTTATATCTCCACTTCTCGAAGCACCAGTATTCTCTAACAATGTTATAGTAATACTGTCTACGCTAATGAGATCTATAGTAATCCAAGATTCAGCTTCTACCGCCGTTGGAATACCGTTTATTGTATTAATAGGTATCACATACGTAGTTGCAGTGTTAGGTCTAACTATAGTATCAGAGTTAAGTGTAACAGAACTTCTCGACACTTGTTGATTATCAAAACTTAACTCATAATTAGCAGAAGAATAAATATTACCATTTATACCATAAATAGCGTTTGGATTAAAAGAAACATTATAAGATATAGCTGTTGGCAACCCATTTTCATTAGTAATTATATTCTCTCCCCAAACCTGTGTTTGAAATTCTATGCCTTCGTTATTAGGTTCATCAGAAGTTAGTATTGGCTCAGGTAAAGCGCTATAAAAGTAACCATCTACACTAGACAAGGCTACCTGAACATTACATAGTAATGTAAACGCATTTTCTGGAATAGTTCCGTCTATTAAGTAAAGCACTAAGTTAGATTGATTTATCGATAAAGTGCTGCTTACTAGTGGGCTTACTTCACTTATTGTTACATTCTCCACGCTCACGCCGGTTGGCGCTGCTGTATTATCTACATTAAATCGCAGGCGCATTCTAATTAAAGTATTCGCTTGCTCTAACTCTATTTCATTGAAATTATCAATAGTTATGTTTAAGTCATTCGTTAAAGTCTGGCTAATACTATTTATAGTTACTGAAACAGAATTACTTGGAGTATTTGCAGTTCCAACGTCAGAAAAAGTTATTGACGACAAAGGAGATATAAGATAGTTAGTTATGCTTATGCTTGTAAAATCAGAAGCACTAATCGAGTAGCCAGGTTTAGGAGATATAGTAAACGTACCTAACAATCCACTTGGAGTTGTAGTTTGATTCAAGTATTGAAAGCCTGGTGAAGTGTAAAAGTCTGTATCAGGAATATCTACCGTTATACTATAGCCTAGCTCAGGCGTTGTACCTACGACCGTTGGATTACCAGACAAGCCTCCTACTCCTTGAACAGAAAATTCTCTAGTGTCTATATTGTTTGCAGCAGTACCAGTAGCGCCTCCGTCAGCAAAGTTTACAAACACAGTTTCTGTTCCTTGTATACTATTAAAGAATTTATCCTCTTTGTTTATGAAGTAATCAATTTTACCGGACTGACTATTAGTATTTATACTTTCTACGTACCAGCCATTGCTAGTGGTAGTTTTTGCTTCACTACCTTCGTAGCTCATAGCTCTCCAACTCTTAACTACTTCAGGGGAGTCATTGAATACAGGTGAAACTGTAGATGCGGTTTGAACATTATAGAACGTATTTCTATTAACGCTTTCTACGTGATGCAACCAAAGTCTACCTACTTTAAAAGTGTAATAAAGATTGTTCATTGTTAATCCAGATTCTGGTATAAATGACTTGAAACAAGACCAACCGTTAGCAGGCTCTGAAAAAGTAACTGTATTAACGTTTTTAGCAAAGTAAGGGTGTACTACTTGGTGCAATGTAAGATTGTATTCATCTTTCCTTCCGTCGTATGTACCGATAGCAGCTCTAACGTTCTTTAGGTTGTCATAAAAGTAATCTCTCATTCCATAATCAGATATAACCGTAATACCATCGTTAGAAAGCCTTAAAACAGCTCCTCTAGTTGTATCAGTAAAGTATATTCTTTGTTCATTTATGGCAAATGACTCTGGATTGTTTGAAATGCCATACTCACCGCCTCCGTAAACTAGCTCAGAGCCAAGCACTCTATTTTTAAATTCAATTACATCAGCTGTTCCGTCTGCTTTGTAAAACTCTGATTTACCAGACAATAACCTAAGTACTCTACTTTGGCAGAATATAATTAAGTTTGTATTACTTAAAAAAATTTTTTGAACAGACCCATAGTTCTTATCGATTTGTCTTTCTATAGACTGACCAATTAAAAATTCATTAAGTCTATTTACTCCGTTTTGCTCATTGTAACCTTGAGAGTGTATTAAAAAATTGCCTTTAAACTCCTTCTTGTAGTCTTCATTTTCTAACGAAGCTTTAAAACCACTTATTTTACCTATAGGTGCATAAACATGTACAGAGTCGGCTCCAAAGTCTTCTCTTATAGTATCTGATTCAACACCATTACCAAACGCTATGCAGTTGTAAAAGTCTAAAGATGAAGATAAGTTTAAGTCATTAAAATCATAAACAGAGTGTGTATAAGGATTTACATGTAGGGTATCGTCGTTATTTAAACCTTTCTCTAGCCTAACAGTAACAAAAGTGCCATCTGGTCTATTAACTCTTATATGTAATCTAACTTGACTTAAAAATGATCCTCCATTAAGTATATTAGTTAAGTCTCTATCTACTTGTATTCTACAAAAAGCATCGGTACCACTTTTTTCAAGTATTTGTTTTCTATTAAAGCAGTTTGCACCTCTAACGCCTATCACAGTAGCTCCATTTATTTTCGACTGTATAGAGCTGATAACACTACTGCTAATATTGCTTGCAGAGTCTACCTGTAGTGTAGAGCCTATCGGTATGTAGTCTTGAGCGTTTTCTCTTGTCAGTTTTATTGGGTGTGCTTCTGATGCCTCGTAAAATATACCAGAGTCGTAGAGCTTGCTTGGTGATCTTTCGCTAGTGAAAACAGCTCCGTTAGTGCTAGTAGATAAGGCATCAAAATCAGTGCCTAAGTATAGCTGAAACTGATCATTGTAGTCAACTTTGACAAAGAATCTACCTACAGCTCCATCCGCAGATGCTATTATTGGAGTATCATTTGCCGCTGTTGGTATTTGATCGCTTATGCTTAATACTTTAAACCTAGCTTTAGAATCAATAACCCTAACAGTTGAGTTATGCTTCTTTTTCATTATTAAGAAATCACCTTCGCTGATTTTATCTACATCAGACGAGTTGAAAACAAGCCAAGCAAAGTTATCATCATTGTTAGAATAAGACTCGGACATAACTAGATTGTACTCTCTGTTCTCTACTTCTTTTACTACATACTTGTAGTGCGTTGCCCAAACTGGCGGTGTATTAATAGGTGTACATGCTATCCTATTTACAGATATAGCGTCTTGAACTTGCGTTTGTACCTTGCTAGACTCGTTTGTTTGAACTACAGCTTGTCTATTGCCATCCGTATACATTATACCGGTTTGATATGTTTTATTAGACTTCACAGACTTAAGTCCTTGTGCTAATATTATGTTTTCTTCTACTTCTGGCGAACTAACAACATTGAATGTGGCATTTTTAACTGTCGCATAGTATGAACTTGGACTTGGCCACGAAAAAGTAGCTCCAATAGTTCCGTACTCTAAGTCCGTGCTCATGCTTTTGTACACGCCCCCTGGTGGGAAAGTTGTAAAACTTGAGTAATCATCTACAACAATTCTAACTTGTATCTTTTTGTTTTCTGTTAGTGGAACTTGCCATGTAAAGTTAACTTCTTCAAAATCCGATGGATAAGACAAATTGACCGTAAATGCTTGTCCTTGCGGAGAATTTGACAAAAATTGATTACTAGAAGGACCACCTGACAACTGCGTAACTTCATCGTTAGTTAAGAATGCGGCAGCATCTACGTCATACAGTCTTAAAGCAACGCCTGGTCTAAATATAACAAGTCTATCACTGGCTTGACCGGTACTATATGTAACGAATCCACGGATAGCCTTGTAAATCAACGTGTTGACACTTGCTTTTATAATGTATGTTCCATCTTGAGGCGCTGTGTAAAAATAATTTCCAGGCGTGTTAGTAAAGTTACCCTGTGGATCAGAAGCCTCGTAGTCAGTTCTAAGTGGACCATTGTATAAGCTATTACCAACACCACCTTGGTTTACTATTAAAGGCTCTGACTGAGCGGTAGTTATATTGTTATTAGATAACTGAGTGGCACCTTGGTAAGGCGAAGCAGATACTACTTCAGTTATAATATTCACCTTGTTTAAATCGTAGTTTTGAGTGTAATTACCATATATTATTTTGTTACCAACTATTTCTTGAGCTCTAGCCGTTATAGGAACAAAGTCTTGATCTCTAAGCAGTTGATCTGTTGGTATTGCTCCACCAAAAGAGTTGTCATCTATACTTACAAACCCTCCGTTAGCCCAAGCAGTATCGTTAATATCAATGAAAGCTACTGACCAAACACTTTGAGCATCGTCATTTACATCCCTTGCTAAAATTTCTACCGCTACAACATCTTCTGGGGTAGATGGAGTTACAAAATTAGATACGTTTACAATCCTAGTTATATTAAGCATTCCGTCATTAAAGCCAGTCAAAGCGCTATACTGATAACCATCAGCAATAAACGCTGAAGTAGAATAAGGCGATATTACAGAATACTCTCCATCTGTGTATTTATACCTGTAAGCAAAATGTATAAACTTGTCTTTAAATAAAGAGTCAACTTCTTCTACTACCAAAGAGGCAGACCAAACTTCAGCTACTTCATTAGGATCGTATCCTTCAGGTACGGTTATTTGCCTAAACAAACGCTTATCTATTGTATCTGTACCTGCGTTATAAGGTGGTATTAATCTAAAGTAAACAACAGTATTAGAGGATTGTCCTATTAATTTAATCTTGTCGAACGGTTGCCAAGCTACGTTGTCGATAAGCGAGTCTAACCAATGGTCCGTTCCAACAGGAAATATATTTCCACCAGGTCCATGCAAAGCAAAAGGTCCAGCTACTGGAGATGCAAACTCAACATATTTTTTTACTAAACTGCTCGTTGGTCCATTTCTTAAAGTAGAAAGAGGTTCTATCTTAGGTGAAGTTGAAGGTGTTTTCTTTATAACATTAATATGTTCTTCTTTAAGCCAACCTCTAAGGAATTTTTCTTCTCTCTGTGGAATCCATAATCTAGTATGTTCAGCAAGTCTAGAACTACCAGCTATTCCGTTTTTTATATTTATTTTTTTAGGTTCATTTCTACCGTCAGTCCAAAGTAATAGATCATCTAACACGTTTATACCTGTTATAAGTGTAGTTTCACCATCTAGACTTGGTGTAAAAGAAACTTGACCGCTACTAGCCACTGTTGTAGCAGTCTCTTTAGTTCCAGTGGAAAAGTTTAATATTCTGTCGGAAGAAAACCTTATTATAGTTCCAGCAGCTATATCAGCTGCGTCATAATCGTCTCTATCTTCAGCAATGCCAATTAAAGGTGTTATAGTACACTCCATTGTTCCATCGCCACTATCTGCTATTGATAATACTCTTATATCTGCGCTGCCCCATAGGTCATTACCAGCTACGTTTATTTTTTGAACACGCATCCCCACTCTAACACCAGTAGCAAGATAAGTTGGTTCATCTGGAAAACCTCCAACAACACCTGGTCTAAAAGAGTTTGCTACTCTACTTAAACCAGTTATAGTTACTGCTTGTCCATCATTAGTATACTCGAATGTATTAGGTATTTGCTGAGACGTATACATATCGTTAACAACTACCTTTTGCTCGCTTATATTTCCAGACTCATCTTGTTTGTACTGCCATATAGTGTCACACTTGTTACCAATAAAACCTCCATTTGCATGTTCAGTTAAATCATAAGTGTTTGCTATAAAACTGTAGAATAAATTGTTTTCTTCGTCTTCAACACTACCAACTGCTAGTGCGCTGGAGGAAAAGTTTATGTTGTCAACTTGACTATTACCTCTTAAAGTTTGTACTGTTCCAACGTTTGATCCTTCTGAGCTTACTATTTCTACGTTTAAAGCATCTCTATACTCTCCACTAGGAACAAGTCTTTCGTCAAAATCCTTGTTCATTTTTCCTTTAAGGAAATTTCTTTTCATTTCAGCCATGTACTAGTGTTTTATTTGCTTAGACTTACCTCTTAAAACCTGTGTAATTTCCTCTATCTTAATATTAGATAATCTTAATTTTGCGTTTCTTTTAGAAGCTCTAGCTTCTTTCTTAAATCTACCTATAACATATTCTGGAACATTAGCTCTTGTAGATAATATTGCTAATGCAATTTGCTTGTACATTGCCTCCTCAGCGAACTTATGCACTTTCATTTCAGCGTCAGTACCAAGACTATCGCTTATGTATTTTATCAATATAGTCTCGCCAACTAAACCTGAGCTAAAGTGTACTAGACCTTTTAATTCGTCAATGTAAAAAGATCCATTAATTTGAGCAAACTGAGGATCAAGTCCGTATCTTTGACCTACGTTATAATTCCATAAATCTTGATCGTAGTCTAAATTGTCTTGTGTATTTTCGTGTGCGTTAGCGCTTTTGTAATCGTCCCAAGTTTTTGAATCAATAGCTTCGTCAGAAGCATTAACGTTTGTTTTTAAATTACCATCACTATCGAACTGATAAGTGCCACTACTATCTTGCAAAACATTAGTAGGGTTACTAGTTTTAGATATTGGATATATAACATGCTCTATACCAGCATTGTCAGACCAAGTAAACTTAACGTAGTTCACATAATCTCTAGGTAAAGCAATAGTTAAACTAGGTGGTAAAGTTATTTCTTGAGACTTTATTGACTTAAATGTATCGAAACTAAACTCTTGTAAAGCTCTTTGAGCATGAAAAGCTACGTCTGTTCTTTTTATTTTACTTATTATTTTACCTTCACCAACGTAAGCTATTATAAATTGATTTATAATATCTTCGAGAGAAGTAAATTGATAGTTACCTAAATCACTACCTTCGTAGTATTGCTGATCTGTTCCTGATAGTAGTCCCATAGTCTTACATTAATTCTTGTTGGTTCTTAGCTGCTTCTTCATTGTTAGCAGCATTTACTAAGCCAGGATCTTCCATCATTATTCCGGCTAATTCTAAAATATCAAACACTAAAGAAGTTTCTTCAGATGGGTGAAGTTGAAAGTCTGTTGATGTAGCCGAGTTGTATGTTGCTTGCCCTAGCGTTATATTATAGCCCCAGCTAGCTGTTGTAGGTTGTGCCGTGTAGTTACAGCTTACATTACTAATAGATCTAACCGGAGATACATTAGCAGGGTAAAATCTAAGTCTAGTTGCAGACAATCTAACGTATACAGGTCTAAGCTCGCTAGCTTTGTATAAAGCTGTTTGTTCCATTAAATCAGCTTCCTTAGCTGTTATATTTTCAGTTCTAATATTTTTAGTTCCATTATTGTAGAAAACAGTGCCTAATCTATATACGTCCGTAGGTAGTGTAGCAGTGTCTTGAACTACTTCTTTTATAGATACGCTGCTAAATACAACAGTGTTAGCAGGAGTGGTATCTGCATTCCAAATAAAAAGCCTATCGCCTTTCGCTTCGAAGATAACAGTATGTGTCCCAACGGTTAATGGAATTGAAGTAAAAATAGAAGAATCGTTGTTGTAAATCACAAGATTAGTAGTTCCGCCAGTAGTGATAGTGTAAGTTAAGTTGTAGAATCGACCTGTGTCAAGACCAAAATTTGACACTATTCCATCAGTAAGCTGTACTCTAGTACCAGTAGTTTCTTTACCAGGGAGAGTTAGCGCGCCAGACACTAGTGTTGTTTCAGGAGCCGATGCGTGCTGTATTACTCCTAATTCATAGCTTGTCTCATTAAAGCCGACGAAATTAGTAAAATCTCCATTAGTAACTTCTTCGGTTAAGTAAGAATCACCATCAACTAAACTCATTGCTACTTTGTTCTTTTCAAAGAAAGCTATTTTTTCCTCTAGTATGTTTATTCTATCAGAGTAAGCAGAGTCGTTACCTGGTAGTCTTAAGAATTTGTCTAACTCGTAGAAGTAGTTCTCAAATATTTTCATTTGAGCCTGGTTAGCAAACAAGTTAAATTCTTGAGGTGTAATATAACCTCTTTGTTCTTTGTTGGCAATAGCCAAAACTCTTTGATATACTGTATCTATGCTTACTGCCATGTCTTTTTATGTTGTGTAGTCGCTAAGCCACTTTTATTGTGACCTAGCTTCTACAGATAATCACACTAATTCAATAGTTTTTCAATGGAAGAAAACACTTCCATACCTTCATCAGTCTTAAACCAAGAAGCTAGAGCTGAGTAAGGATGCTCGTTGAAAGGAACTGTACATAATTTTCTACCGTTGCTAGCCCAAGAAAATGTTCTTTGGTCGGCAGACAAACTTACTATATTCATTTCAGTAGCTCTAATACCAATATTTCTAAGATGAACATTATCATCATTAGCTAATTCTAAGAATAGACTTGGGTTTGATTTAGCAAACAACAACAAATCTCTTTTAAGCTCCTTAGAACTCATCGTAGATACCTTAGAGCCTAATTCTACACGCATAATTGCTTCAGACATATCAATATCCATAGTCTTAGCCGCCATTAGCGCTTCAATTTCAAGCTCTATCATCGCAACCTCATTAACTGCTACTTTAACGTTATCGCGCTCGTAGAATAGTTTATTTCTTTGAGGGTGATACAATGAAAGTAACTTTTGTAAAGTTTGCTTTTGTTTTGGAACAAATAAAGTTCCATCTTCAAAAACAATATGCTCTAATCTTTTTTGACTTCCTTCTGGAAATTCATCTACAAAAGGTGTTTTTTGATTTCTAGTATATTTTAACTCTCTTTCGTAGCCTTTTTCTTCATCAAACCAAAATATTCCACTACTTTTAATAGCGTAGCTTAATGGTGATAAGTTGTTTTTTAATAAATATACTCTATCTTTTATTTCCCACGCAGTTGATTTTTCAACTGGTGCTTCAACTTTTTGAGGAGTTGGCTCAGCATATACTTCAGCTGATACGTTTTCGCGAGCTGCTTCTTGTTCTTGAGCTTGAACTTTAAATGATTTTTTACTTTTTGGTTTTGAACCGTTTTGATTTGCCATAATATAATATAATAATAGTTAAAAAAAATAAAGGGGAGAACTTAATCTCCCCTCTAAGTAATAATAATTAGTCAGTTAATAACATAAAGTTATTAGCTCCTTGAGTTACTAAACATCTTTCAGATAAGTAGTTTACTTCCATTGCATCTATATCAGATGTTGCAGCTCCTACAGATCCAGTGATCCATGTTTTCATTTTACGAGACTCAGTTTGAGAAGCTCTGTAACGTACGTGTAAGAACGGACGCTTCATGTTTTTCCCTAACATTTGATCGTATACTGAAGATACACCAGCAGGTACAAATACCCCTCTAATATCTTCTCCATTTAATGCTCCACGAGTGTTAGCATCGTTTAAGTATTTCCAGTCAGACTTGTAGAAGTCATAAGAACCTCTTCTGAATCCAGAGAAACCTAAGTTTAATGCCATTTCTTCGTCATTGTTAAATACTCCGTAAGAAGTACCACCAGTTCCGTAAGAATTTTGAGCAGCTAACATATCATCAATTGCTAAAGATACACCTCTGTTTACAAACATCATGTTTTCTTCGATAGCACCTTGAGCATCAAACTTTTTAAGAATAAAGTCAAAAGACTCTAAATCATCTGAAGCTGTGGCACCAGTAATACCAGCTGTAAAGTGACCTCTGTTTTTAACTGCTGCAAATAAACCTTCAGTACCAGCGATAGCACCTAGTTCACCTTGTACACCAGAACCAGTAGCTAATTCACCTTCAATACAAGTCATCTCACAGTAGTCAGAGAAACGAGCCATAGTGTCACCTGAAGCTTTCAAGTACCATAAGTAACCGTTTTGTCCTTCTTCACCAGATACTTCGATCCAACCGATTGCAGATGCATCAGATCCAGATACTTCATAAAGGTCTTTGATGATAACAGGCTTGTTTTCAAAAGACTCAAAGCCAGGCTCTAAAGCTTCTGTTCTACCAGTTTGTCCTTTCTTGTATTCTGAACCGTAAACAAATACAGTTGCAGTATCAGCGTCAGCAAATAAAGAACCAGTACTTAAAGCGTCTTGCGTATAAGGAAGAACGTTAAATGTAGTTGTTGAAGGAACCGCAGATACGTAACCTTTAACAGTTGCACCATCACCTGTACCTGAAATTCCGTGAAGAACAACGGTATCACCTACTCTTACAGAGTGAGCCGCAGCTGTAGTACAAAGACCAGTAGATGCAGTTGTGATTGTTACAGATTCTTTGATATGCAAACGACCTTGCTCAGACCATAATACCTGATCAGATGCCATTGCTTCTTCAGCACCAACTTGTGCTAAAAATCCTGAGATAGTTCTGTTTCCAAAAACCTCAGCTTCTTTGTCCATTAATTCTGGAAGATACTGTTGTGCCCATCCAGAGTCTCTTAGGTCAACAAACGCCGAAGCGACTGTTTGCTTACCTGGTGCTGGAACGCTATTTAAGCCTGCTCCAGCTGTTGGATTTACTCCTGCCATAATTTCTAATTTTTAAAGTTAATTACTTTCTTTTCAATTTAACTTTGAAGTCTGCTGATGTTTCACCACCTAATATTTTGAACGTAGTACCTCCGGCTTTAACTTCACCAAGTCCTTGACGAGGTTGCATACTTACATTTTTGCTTTTAGCAATTGAGTCTTTTAAAGCATCGGCTTTACCTTGTTCGTAAAAATGTTGAGCGATAGAATCAGCGTTCATCGCAGTATAAAGAGATTTGTGATAACCCTTAGCATCTGACATTGTGTTATCCTCTGCCAAAAACCTTTTGACGAAATTATTGATGTCGCTTTGTGTGTTCTTTATCTCTTGTGCGTTTTTCACATTATATCTGAACGTCTTATCACCGATTTTATATTCAAAACCTTTGAACTCTTCGTTGAATAAGCTGTTTGTTTTTTGATCAAACGCGGTTCTCTGTTTTTCAACAGTGATTTTTGTAGCTTCTTGTTCTTTATTATATCTATTAAAAAACTCTAAAGCCTTATTAGCTTCTGGCGTTAGCGCAGAACCATTTTTTATTTCTTCGTAGTATTTAGACTTTTGATTTTCTAAATGCTTTTTAGCGCTTGCTACTTCTTCTTTCAAAGCTAGCTTTTTACGCATTATGTCTTTGTTGTCATCATACTCTTCGTCATAACTAAACTTGTCTTCTAACAAAAAGTCTAACTCTTCAGAAGATAAATGAGGTTTTGTGTTTTCGTAGTATTGTTTTAAAGCCGTCATATTATCAAGCTCTTCAACATTTCTATTTAACTTCATATAATCCTCTAAACCTCCACCAGTTTCTTGCATAAAGTCTACTAACTTCTGTACACTTTCTGGCAATGGATTACCTGTCGCCTCTGCTTCCACTACTGCAGCTTCAATTTCTTCTGCAGCTTGCTCAACATCTTCTTTAGTTATTTCTTCAACAACTACCTCTTCTACTGTTGACTCAACTTGTGCTTCTTCTTCCGCCTGTACTTCTTCTTGTTTCGGTGCGGCGTCGGTAGCTTCATCGCTTCCATCAGTTCCTGTTGCGTCAACTGCAACATCTGTATCTTCTTTTGGTTGTTCACTTAAATCTAATTTTGTAACATTGTCTTCAACTGGATCTGCTGCTTTCGCGCTTAAATCCACTTTAGTAACGTTTTCTTCTTTAGTTTCTTTACTCATAATATAAAATATAAAATTAATTGATTGGTTTTACCTTGGTTCAAAGTTACCTAAGTTAAATCCACCTGTCATTACATCATTACCTGACGATTCGAAGTTTTTAGGTGGTAAATCATTTTTTCTTTGATTTATTAACTCACTTTGTTGAGTTGCTTGTATCTTAGTTCTTTCGTCCTTTCTATCTTCCAACTCTTTTTCTTTATCAGATTTAGCTTGTACTTCTAGCTGTCTAAGTTGCATGTTCATATCAAACTCAAGCATCATAAGCTCTTTTTTCAACTCGGCTTCACTCATCATTTTTTGATTAGCTAACTGTGCTTTCATTTGCTCCATCTGCATTTCCATTTGCATTGTAGCTTGATCTTTTTGCATACTCATTTGAGCTTTTGCAGCTTCTGTTTGCTGTGCAGCTTGTTGTTGCAATTGTATGTTTTGTTGCTGCATTAGCTGATCTTGCTTTAGCTTTTTGTTTCTTCTTACCTTTAACATTTGATTAGCTAACTTAATGTTTTTTATTTCTCTTAAGTCTATAGCGTCTTCTAAGTTAATGTTTTGCTGAGCTAAAGCTACTTGTATATTGTTTTCAAGTATAGCTTTCTCTTCTTCATCTGGAGTTAGTTCAATAAATATACCAAAGTCATATAAGTGTAGGCTTGCCATTTCTTCTAATGTCGCTACGTTATGAGCACCTATCTGTTGTATGAAAGCATCTTTTGTTGGAGAATACTCTATTATATCTGATATTCTAAGAGACAAAGATTCTGCCGTTTCAGCAGTTAAAAATAATCCAGCTTGCAATATATGTCTTGTAGCTGTATTTGAATTAGCAGCAGCAAGCTTTTGTACCCCTACTAAAGCGTTTTTATCTGGAGTACTACCATCTCTAGCTTCGTTTAAACCGGTTGTATCTCTAATCATTTGTAAGTAATAGTTGTATGTACCTATCAAACTTTGCATTTTAGCACCGCCACTACCACTACCTATTTCTTGTATAGGTACTCTACCTGGATTCATATCTCCATCAGCAGTCATTGATCTACCAATAACAGAACCTGTTTGGAAGAACATATTTAAAGCTTCTTGTGGATTGTAGTTTGTGCCATTACCTAAGTCAACTTCAGCTAAACCGTCAGCATCTAAATAAACTCCATCAGGAACAATTCTAGACATAACCTGCTGTAGCTTTAGATGTGTTAATTGTATCATGTCAGCAAAACCAGTTATTCTACTTACAAGTGACTCTATATTACCATTGTACATTCTTGGAGCTACAATAGAGTAAGGCATTTTAACTTTAGTAAAATCACTTTTAGGTCTAACCATATTTTTAGCTAGCTCCCATTTTAATAATCTATCTAATCCAACTATCTTTGCACCTTCGTATAAAACTTCAACAGATCTTTGTAGTTTGCTAAAACCAGCATCTTCTCCTTGTGGACCTTTAAACGTATCGTCTCTTTCTATAGCTTTATCAGCTCCAGTTGAAGTTTCTTTTACTTTGTAGACTTGATTCATGTAAGTCTTGTAGTTAAAGTAAAGTACTGTTACTTGGTTGTTATCGTAGTCGTTATTACTGTTAGTGCCTCTGTTATACTCACCTAGATTTTGAGTTGCCGTAGATGCTATCTCTTCAAGGTCTTCTTGTGTTAAATGAGGAAACTCTTTAACTAACTCGTTGATAGGTATAACTTTCGCTTCACCAACATAGTATATATCTTCAAAGTAAGGAGACTCAGTGTAAGAATACACTAGGTTTGCAGGATCTACATATTTAACTACAGCTCCTTCAGATGTATTAAAGTCTGTTTTCACAGCACCTATACCTAAGACCGTTAAGTCATAGTAAAATCTTTTCTTTATAAGCTCATACCTACTACCTTCTAGTAGTACATTTATAGCTTGTTCTTCTGCTATTTCTACTGCTTGCTTGTACTCAAGCTGCATGTGTAATGCTAATTCATCTTCGTTTTCAGGTAAATCGTCTTGGTCGAAGTTTCTTATATTAACACCAAATGCTTGTTCTGAAAAATCATTTATTTCTTTAGCTCTCATGTCAGCTAATATAGCCTCCATGTATTCTGTTCTTTTAGTTACGCCAAACGTATCTTGAGAAAACGCTTTTATATCGTAAGTTCTTTCAGCAATACCATTAACTACTATATCTACAAACTTAGGTATAATAGGTACTGGTTTCCAATCTAAGTTTAAGTAAGATAAATCACCATTTATAGATAACTCATCTTTATACTTTTGTATTGATTGTTCTCCTCTAGCATATAGTCTAAGCCTATGGAAGTTTAATTCATTAGATTGATACCTTTGGTTGCTGTAGCTATCATCAAACCACTCTGATTCTATAGCTTTAGCTACTTTCATACCATAGTCATAGCTAATCTTCTCTAAGTCGCTAACGACTTGACTAGGGAAATAACTTCTTTTAACTGAGCTTCTTGCCATTTTAATCTTTAATTATTTGCGATGAATAACCATCATTTTTATATCTTGAAAATCCTACGTTTAATCTTTGTCTTTCTATCTTTGGTTTATCCGGCGTGTATAAATGTCTATTGCAAGCCATTATAGCTAAACCTGAGCTAATAGATGCATCATGCTTTGTTCGTTTATTTATATCAAACCTTGCCCAATCATTTAGTGTTTCTTGAAAGTATACCGTTCCATAGTTTCCATCTCCTATATGACCTACGTGATCGTTGATGTACATTTCAATAGCAGCTGCGTGCGCTTGCTTAATATCTTCGCTTGAGTTAGGCATACCTCCAACTTCTTTTTCCGTCGTAGATAGCTTGTTCCAAACCTTATCTGGTCTATTCATAGAATATCCCCTATAACCTCTTCTTCTTAAATAATACAATAGTCTTGGTTTGTTGTTCTCCGCCAAAATAGGCATACCATAAAAAACCAAAGCCATAAGAACGTCTTCAAAAAATATCTCTGCAGTAGGTGGTCTTGATATGTACTCTAAGAAAAAACTACTTCTAGGTGCGTCTTCCATAGAAAACTTTGTTAAACCATGAAGAGCTCCATTAGAACCTCTACCGTCAACCGTACCACTAATATCGTAGCTATCACAACCAAAAGCTCCTACATGCTCGTTACCAGGATATTTAATTCCATTTCTAACTATTACTCGATTTTGTAGATTTCTAGGCGGAACCCAACTAACTTTAAACCTTCCATTTGGATCAGGTGTAAAAACCACCTGCGTGTCTTTAACTCCATTAACCCACTGAAAACTACCAGTTGTGACTACAGATGTGTTCCTTATACCCTCGTTATAATCTATCTGTTCGTATATTTTGGTTAGATTAAATAAACTACTTTTAGTCTCATCCCTAAAGGCATGCTCTTTAGTTCTTGGAAACTGACGATAAAATTCATTTAAACCATCTTGATCTCCTTTTAAACCTTCTACCTCATTATTCCAATACTCTATTATACCTACGTCTATTAATTCACCGTCGGGTCCACGAACGTCGCGTCGGGGAGTATCGAAGACAGGTTTTCCAAATTCATCAATGAAGCCCTCATAGTTCCATTCCATTGGGATAAACAGAGAGTATAAACCAGAACGTGTTTGACCATTTGCATTTCTTTTTGTGACATCACTGTCGTTATATAATTTCTTGAAATTAGAACCACCTTTATCTAAAGCATTTGATGTTGAACCCATCATACACTTACCAATGATTCTACTACCTAATCTAAGGCAGGTTTTTGTAACTCTCCAGTTGTTTAATATATTATCTGGCTTTTCCCACTTACCACTTTCATCGTGAACTAGTAAAGCAAGTTTTTCACCATCATAACTATTATCTCCTGTGTTTTTCCAGTCTATAGTAGTATCTAGTCCTTTTATTTCTTCTAAACTTTCTTTAGATTGTATCTTCTTTCTAGTAAACTTAGAGGCTGGCACACGATAAGCTAATTCAGACTTAGGTCTATCCATACCATCTTGAATAGGTTTGAAAAAGAAAGGATAGTTAATAGATATAGGCACAACCTTGTCCGTAAACATTTTCTTTGCATCTGCACCAGACTTAGATAGTATGCCAAACCTAGAATCACTTGATATTGTAGCTTGATTTACTGTTTCTGCAGAACTCATAAAAGAAAAACCAGAACGTCTATTCTTAAGATAACACATACCGTAACATCTTGTATCAGCTTTGCAAGCCTCCCAAAATATAAAGAATAATCTATTGGACTCTCTAAAGTCTGGACGACCTACGTCAATCTTAGTCCACTGTAAGTACATGTAATGAGTACCAGTGATATAAGTGTTGTCTCCGTCATTATTGAACCAGAAACCATCCTCTCTACGTTGAAACTCCTCGTCGATATATCCATACCATTGATCTTTTTGATCTTCAGGATAATCTCTCCAGTCAAATATGTTTTTTAATTTAGATAGTGCTTTAGGAGTGTCAAAAGCAACCCACTTTTTAGTCTCGTGCTCGTAAACATTAGATGGAGCTTTAGGTAAAGCTATTTTTAATCCTTCGATTTCGTATATCTCACCTATCTGTCCAGTCTTAGATATAACAACTACGTCATGCTCTTTGTCATAACCGTATTTCCACTTCTTAGACTTGTTAAGTCTTTTAATGGTGTTAGATCTAATTGGATCTATTACTTTATATAAAGTTTGTTCGTACATTATTTAGATCTACCTTCTGCAAAACCTTTAAAAACTTTCTCTTTCTTATCTTCAGGAGCCTTACCATCAAGCAAATCTTGTTCTTCTTGAATACGATTAAGTATCTCAAAGGCATCAAAGATAGCGAGCTTCTTTGTAGCAGCAGCGTTCTTAAGTCTATCGGCAGTAATGTCATCATCACCATCAACAATAGCTTCTTTAGCAACCTTAATAAGTTCTTCAACGGCTTTATGCCCAGCTTGGATTATACTCTTCTTCGTCTCCTTGATATTCATATTTTATTGAAATGTCTTTTGATAATACTCTATACATTCTTTGTTTGTCTACAACAAACTCAAACTCACTCCACGGCGTAAAACCCACTAAGTCTCCTTTGTCAACAGTACCATCAGTATGTTTAACTATACCAATTAAAGGTCTTTCTTTTGCTTCATCAAAGCTGTCTATGCTTTTTATAGGTTGTATGAAACAATACCCTTGTAAAGGTTTCCACTTGTCACTACGCTTGTACAAGAAGATTTGATCTTCCTTAACAATATAAGTTCCGTCCTTATAATAGCTTCTACTATTCTTTTCGTTACCTCTTACGTCGTGCCATCTTCTAAACACGTTATGGTGGACAATTATAGTGTCTCCAACTTTTAGTTGCTTGCTACCGTTTTTAGGTACAGCCACTACCTCAGCCTCTCTGTTAATGTATTGGTGATTATACACCTCAGTGTTTATTATCAACTCACTTCCATCAACATCGATTGAGTTATTATACCTTTTACCTTTAGGTTTTATAATGTAGTCGAATAATGCTTGCATTAGTATTCTAAGTTATACTCAATTGATATAGCCATGTTTTTATTAAAATCTTTCCACGGTAGTACGTCTCCGTTTTTCTCAATGTATATACTATACTTTTCTTTAGATTCTAATATGTCGCAAATAATATGACCACCATACACACTCTGTCCAACAGAATAGTGCATAGCGTCAACTTTGTAGTCTTTACCAATTGTAATTTTACGAATTATCTTACTCATGATTAGTAAGATATTTTTCCATCAGTAATGTTTATTTCATCAGTACCGTATTGCTCTTTTATTTCTTTTTGAAAATTAGATAATACTTGTTGAAATTCAAACACTTGGTGAAGTAAGTTGTGCTTTCTACTTTCTAACATACCAACTTCTGCTTGTGTAGTGTTAATTGCCTTAACAATACCTTGCAGCTTTATTAGTTGCTCGTTTGTAATTGATTCTGGTCTAAGGTCAGCAACCTTAGGCGTTTTTCTTTTTGCCATGATTTGATTTAATTTAATTAATTACTATTATAGTCCGTTTCTGGACATTATGTTATTTTGAACATCACTTATTTCATCGCTAGTAAGTAATGTGTCATATATTGCTAATTCGTTTATTGTTCCATCAAAAGGAAGAAACGCGGCAGTACAAGATCCAACAGTGTTTACTGTGAGTGGAGCTGGGATCATACTATCTCTAGCCACGTCTGTTACGTCTGTTGTGTTTATGAAAACCCTAACATTATCTGTTGAACCACTTGAACTTCTAGTAACAGACAGTAAAAAGTTTCCTAAAGGTAAATCTTGGGTTAAGTTTAGTTGGTCTGAATCTCCAGCTAAACCCTTAACTGTAACTCTATCGTCATCTGCACCTTGATGAACTCTAACACATTGGTTGGCAGCAGATCCAAATACACCCATAGCTGCAATAGCATCAGGGTTTATAACCATGAAAGTGCTAAAAGCCGATAAGCTTATCTGGGCACTTAATTCAAATCTATCATCAGTACCATCAAATCTAATATCACCAGAACCATAGTTTGGTTGTCTATCAGCAGTTGCTTGTATGGCATCATTACTATTACCAGACTGATCAGCCCAGTTAGAAACGCTGCTGCCATTTAAAGTTATTCCAGTATCATACTTTAACCAAAGCTTAAGCCCAGAAAGATTAGTCAACTCAAAAGAACCTATAGGAGAACTGTTGTTAAATATTTGTCCTAAGCCTAAACCTAATACCATTATCTCAAGTATAATATAACTGTTTCACCAGCAGCAGGTGTGATAGCCGTAATATCACCGTAAACTATAGTACCAGCCTTGTAAGTTATAGCACTATAAGTACCATCTCCATCTGACAAAGTAAATACAGTAGGTGTACAGTCTGTTATAAATTGAGCAGCGTAGAAACTACCAGTTGTAGCTACTGCTCCTGTTACGATCTTTGATCCCTGTGCTCCAATAGCTGAATCTTCTAAAAATATTTTCCCCATTTTAATTGTTTTTTTCTTGTTTTTGTGAACTTCCACCGAAGAAGAAGTCTATAATAGTGTTTACCTTAGCAGACATAGCTCCAAAGGTTGTGGATATAAATCCTATCTCATAATCACTTAATTCTATGGTGTTTAAAACAAAATATTTAAACATAACGTATGTCAAGCCAAAGTAAGCCATTGTGAATAGCGTTGCTAAAACCTTTTGAACAACAGCGTCGTCTTTATACATACTTCGCGCATCTTTTCTATCTTCAACCTCTTTCGCAAAAGCTTCACGCTCTGCTTCAAGTAAAAGCTTCTTAATAGCAAACTTAGCTTCTTCGCGCTCTTTGTCTGTAGTAATAACTTTATCAAGTATACCTTCTGCATTGTCTACTACTTTGCCTAATATTCCTCCTAGTAAATTATTTATCATTATCCTAGTTTATTTGCTTCCCAAGGTAAGCTTGGATCACCTTCTTGTAACTTCTCACCAGTATGTGGGTTTAATATATAACCTTCGCCTCTAGGCCAAACTTCACCATTAAAATAAACAGCGTTGTCGTCGTATGTTTCATTGCCAATATTCATAGCGGTAACATGCTGCATTTCATGATTCATAACTCTAGCTAG